TGGCCGCGTTGGCGGCGTCGATGGCGGCGTCGAGGTTGCGCACCCGGACAGGATCAGGGCGGCAGTCAGGAGGCAACTTAGGCGCATTCCGCAACTCCTTGGTGAGCGCCGCGATCTTCGGCGCCAGGGTGGTTTCGATGGCGGCGTACTCGGTTGCGGCCTTGTGGATTTTCTCGGCGTCGGCCTTGAGGGTTGTCAGGGCTGCCGTCGCTTGCTGCGCCTTCTCCTTCGCGTGCTCGGCCTTCAGGCTGGAGATTGCGACATCGTGCCGCCAGCCGTTCGCCACCCAGCCGGCCGTGCCCGAGGCGGCCATGATGCCGACCAGGGCGACGCCGCAAGCGAGCAGCTTGTACTGGTCGGCAATCATGGCAATCCCTTCACACAGAGTTCGCGCTCGGCTTGCCGGCGGCGGGTCAGCCCGCGAACCTGCTTGCCGCCGACCTTGTCCCACATGAGCAGAGCGTCACAGGCGCCGCGCATATCGCCAGCGTTCGCCCGGCGGGCCATGCTGGAGCCACAGAACGCCGAGACGCCGATGTTGTACGCCGCGTCCACGAAAGCTGCCTTCTGCAAATCGGTCAGCGGGACGCGGATGCAGACCATCACGCCTTCAGCATGGCGGGCCAGGTCGCGATCGAGCTGCGCCCGGCATTCTTCCGGCGTGTACGTCTTGCCCCACATGGCGTTTTCGGTCGCCCCGGTGCAGTAGGTCAGCACGCCGCCGAGGTCCTTATAAGTCTTGAGCTCGGTCCCTTCCCACATAGGCGTGAAGGACAGGAGGGTAGCCGCGGCGACGGCGCCGACGATGGCGACCAAGCCGCGCCGCTGGGTGCTATTTCGCGGGGCCATTGGTCAGTTCCCTCTGTGCCAAGACGCGCGCAACGATGGCGGCGGTTGTGGTGAAACCCGCCAGGCCGGCAAAGACGCCATTCGGGATCCCTGCCGGCTGGATCACCGCCACCGCCACTTCCAGCCCGCCCAGGAGAGCGGAAAGGATGCTGAACTTGACCGACCAGGCCTTGCGCAGGATCGCGCCCCAGTCTTCGACTAGCTCGAACTTCATGCTTACCCCTTGAAGAAGTGTTGCGCCACCCAGGTGGCGACGCCGCCGGCAGCCGAAGCTGCGCCGCCTACGGCCATCAGTGTTTTCCAGCCACCGCGAGCCTCGGAAAGGGTAAGCAGCACTTGATCGAGCTTGGCGGTCAGTTGCTGGTTACTCTCTTCGAGGGTCGCCATGCTGGCGGAGAGGTGCGTGACCTGAACTTCCAGGCGCGCGATGTCGATTCGGGCCTGCGCAAGCGCCTCGCTATTGGTGTCGGTCACATTTGGCCCGTTTGATGCGCCCGCCGAAGCGGGCTGGTTGAGGGGATCAGACATCGCTGACCTTGTAGGGAACGGTGTTCCACTCGACCGAGCGCGAAAGCAGCGGCGAGCCAGGAAGCGGGAGGTAGCGATCGGGATCGAGCAGCGGGTCCGTAGTCACATCGCCGGCCACGCCGTTCGACAGCAGCCCGGGCGTCGGCGAGTTGTTCGCGTTGAGCGTTTGGTTGCCGATGTTGCGGGGGATGCCGGGGGCATAGATGTTCTTCTCGATGCCCGAGGTGTTGACCACGGCGAAGGCGTAGCTGCTCTGACCGATGAACACGTTCCCGTACTTGGCGACGTTGGCGCAGTCGCTCCCCTCCCACAGGCCGCCGAAGCCTCCGACGAAGAGGTTGTAGGCGACCACGGTGCGGCTGCCGCGCGAGCTGGCTAGGGACACGCCGCACGCACCCGGCGTTCGGTGAGTGCCGCCGCTGCGCCGGTTCCAGACGGCGTTGATGCCACACTCTATGAACCAGTTACCGACGATGATGTTCCCGCCAGTATCGGCCGGCGGAGAAGACCCACCGTACGTCTGGACCGCCTGCCCCTCGCACCTGTAGCAGGTGTTCCCATAGACGAAGGTGAAGCTCGTTGCATCGTCCAGGCCAATCCCAGGGCCTTCGGTCGCGTTATCCAGCGGGCCGCCCCAGTTGTAGATGTAGGCGCAGAGGTTGAACCGGATCACATGACTCGTGCAGGCGTGCTGCTGGCCGCCGCCGGAAAGCTCGATGCCCCGGCCGTACCAGGGCGAGGCGTTGCGTCCGATCCGCCGGCAGCGGTTGTGCTCGATGATGCAGCCCGAGGAAGGCAAGCTGGTCGAGCCGGTTACGTGCACGCCAAAGCTTGCCAAGTCGTTGAGCTCGTTGTCGTCGATCCAGACGTTGCTGGCGCCGGCGATGAAGATGCCGTCGACCATCCAGGACACATCGTTGCCCTGCATCTTGATCGTCGCCGCGGCGGTGCCGGTCGCGCCCTTCAAGTCGGCGCCCACCGCGTTCCGCAGGTAGATGCCGGCCTTGTCCACGTGCGTGGTCATTCCGCCGTGAATTGTCCTGATCTTGTTCCGATTAACCTGAAGGTCAGTCACAGCCGTGGCGCAGGAGATCTTGATCACGTGCGCAGCGGCCGGGCCGCCGTCGCCAACGTAGATCTCGTTGTCCTCGATGACGACGCCGGTTGGGGCCGTGTTGCCGCCCAGGACGATGGCGTTGATAGCGTGCGTCGCCGTTGCAGCTGTGGCCGCCGTGATCTTGCAGCGCAGGATCTTGATCCGATGGCGGTTCTCGCCGTACAGCGCAGTCAGGTTCGTCGTCAGCGCGCAGTCCGAGAACTCCACATCGTCCCCGAGCCACATCATCGGAGTGTCGGACGCGAGCGTTGCACGGTTGTTCCGCAGATCGACGAAAGAGAACTTGATGCCCGACTTCGGACTGTTGATCGTCCCCGGCATCTGGCGGTCGCCGATATCGATAATCGGCATCGGGAGAAGGAAGCTATCGCCGCCGTCCGCATTCGCATAGGCCGTAACGGTCGTGATGTTGCCAACCGTGCCACTCGTCAGACTCGGAAATGCCCCGCTCCAGGTCGTGCCGCGTTTCTGCTTGTAGACGTTGCCGGCCGCTACCGGGACGCCCGTCCAGGTATTGAACGGGCTTGCGGCTGTGCCCGTCCCGTTTGTCCCGGCGCTCGGGTCGATGTAGTAGGTCGCCATTCGGTGGCCCTAGGCATTAAAAAACCCGCTCGGGGCGGGTCTGGTCGTAGATCGAAAGTGCGCTCTTGAGCGTGCCGGGGTCGTATCGCCAGGGTTCGGGAATCCCGAGCGCAGCGGCGACCGCCTCCGAGCAGAACCAGCGGCTCTTGATGTCGGGGATCGCGGCCACGACGAACTGCAGGTTGCCCAGCAAGTCGTAGCCCTGCCCTCGGTGCTCCCGGAACCATTTCTCGGCGGCCGGCTCCAGATGGTCCGGTAAGTCGATCACGTCCCACTTGGCCGGGTCGAAGTCGATCAGCTTGGATCGCACTCCGACATCCTCGAACGAGGACGACCACGAGCGGCCGGTGGACATCACCAACTCCACGTGGGAGTAAGGCGACCGCGTCCACCAGCGCACGATGCGGTTATAGACGCCGGCCAGGCCGGGGCGGGTGCCCTTGTAGAAGGCGGCTCGCATTACAGCCCCGCAGCGGTGATGAACAACTGATCCAATTGCTCGTCGGTCAGCCCGAGCTGCGGCCCGAGCATCGCCACCAGAGGTCGGTTGCGATAGACCTCGCTGGAGAATTCCCATTCGATCTCTGCCTGCTCGCGGTGCGGGCTAGCCAGGGATGCAATGGCGGTCGATACTTGGCCGAGCAGGCCGGCACCCAGGAGAGCTAGTCGGGCTTGGCGCATCGTGACAGAGTTTGGCACTGGCACCTCGGCAATACGGGACTCGATCTCTGCGACCTCTTCCGGGGTGGCGTCACGCTCCACGCCGTTCACATTTACCTTGTGGCTCATCTTCGCTCCTATACAGTCCGGATGCCGTACACCCGCACGCGGGCACCTGACTGGAAAGTAGTACCAGCGCTCCAGTAAAGTCGGAAGCCTTTCACGGTGGGATTATTGAAAATGTTCTCGGAGGCGACCGCCTCAAAGTTGGCGGACCCGTTGATGTACGCGCCTGAAATGCTAATGGTCTTAGCCATGGCGGCAAGCGCGTTGCGGAGAGGGATAGTAAAGCCGCCCATAGCCGAAGTTTGGTTGTAGCTGTTCACGCCGATGACCAATTGGGCCTGGGTAGTCGCTGTCGACGCGCCGCCTGCCAACGGGCCGGCATAATCCCCGCTGCTCGCTGCGAAAGTCGTACCGTCAACGGAAAATCGAAGAGACAATGTGTTGCTTGCCGCCGTCGGCTTGATCCCGCAAACCTCGATGACGTAGGCCTCGTAGTCGTTGGTGAAAATGTTCGGGAAATCGATGTTCGCCACCGCCGAGCTGGTCGTCGCCGAGGCGATGAGCTCATAGGCTCCTTGCGACGAGATTTTCGTCCAGTTAGTAAAGTCGATCGACGGGTCCGTGATGCCCGCACCAGCATTGATGCGTCGATAAGTCTGCAGATTGGCAGGGCTCCAGACGACAGCCCCTTTTGCGTAGGTCGTCCCACTCACCCATTGGGTGGCGTTGGCGGCATAGACGGCCGCCTCGGCAGCAGCGCCTGCGGCAGTTGCTGATGCAGCCGCCGCATCCTGCTTCAGATCGACAGTATCAAGATCGATCCTGACCTGGTTCAGCTCGACCGTGAACTGGGGGAGCCTCGAAAGAAACAGTGTATCAACGTCATTTTTGAACGTGGAACTGGTCCGGTCGATTGGGGGGATGGGAGTCACTGGCATTTATAGCCCCTCGATTTCTATGTTAAGGATGTGCGTGTAGAGGTAGTCGACGGAAATGCCGAAGTCCTTGAAGAAGCCGTAAATGATCATCGGCTCATATCCAGGTTGCTCCGTTCCCATGTAGATGCAGGGCGTTGCGCGTAGGCTTGCCAGACGCCGGTAGATCTTGTTGAAATCCGACTTCTCGGTGACAACAGAAAGGTTGCAGCGTTTGCTGTAGCTGCGCTCGACAACATCGATGTTGCCGAAGCTGTCGCGCTCCTTCCGGCTGTTGTCGATGATGCCGACCGATGCGCCGGACTGAGTGCGGCCAATGTCGATAACCTGACCGAACTGGATCACTCCCAGCGAAACATCAGACGTCCCGGTGAGCTCAATGGTTATTTCGCAGCTCGGGTAGTGCGCAGGGAAGTCCGTGAACACCACATCCGTAAGCTGCTCGTAGTCGGAGAACAGCCAGTCGTACACGCTTTCGATGATCGTGCCGTCAAGGATTGCCGTCCGTTCGTGGACGATGTTCCCGCCAGGGGCATCCCGCATGGTTGCCTTGAACTGCCGACCAACCATTTCGAGCGCCGCAACGCCCGAGGTCGGCCCCGGACGGAACACCGCCGTGATCGACGTCGCCCTCGTTGCGGTCCCTACTTTTCGGTCAAGCATCGCCCACCGGTTGGTGGGCCCGAGCTCGATCCAGTTTGCAGTGTCAGCCTCAGGTGCTGTGGCGGTGGTACCCGCAACCGCCCTCTCGTAACGCTTGTGATTGGTCAGGCGGGTAACGACGGCCCCCTTAGCGTAGGCGGTGGCGGGGTTCCAAACAGGCTCCCCCGCCGCCGGCTCCGCGACCGTGCTACTGACCAGCATTGCGTCGGTGAACACGATCGGCTTGATGACTTTCATCCCACTCATCAGGACTCCGTAGTCGTTACGATTGCGTCCTCACGGACGACCCGGCCGAGGTAACGTGCTGTCTTCTCGGTGTGAGTTGCGGTCGCCCGCGTCTCCGCACGCAGCCCCTCGACTTCGCGCGTCAGCCGATCCACCGCAGCCGCGAGAGCCGCGTTGTTCTCAGACGGGCTCGCCAGCCGGCGCAGAACCTCATTGCTGATGATCCGGCTCGGGCCGGTGAACTCCAGCTCAGGACCACGCTCGCCGACGACTCGCAGGCCGCCTCCGAACATGCCGCCGTCCGCAAAGCCAGGAATACGCTTTTTCTTGGCTTCCTCGCTCGTTTCCAGCGCCTTGCGGACATCCGCCAGCGAGACGCCCTTGCTGATCGAGTCGAGCCAGAAGTTCAGCCCACCGGCATCAGCAGCACGCCCAAAGACATCCTTGTAGAGCTTCTGGACTTGCGCCTCGGGAGAGCCCTTGATCGCGCCCAGGATGTCCGACAGCGGAGCGCCGCCGGCAGCCTGGTTCTGCCAGTATTCCAACCCGGCAGCGTCAGGGGCACGGCCAAGGGACGACTTGTAGGCGTCATTGATCGCCGCGGTGGCCGAGACCACCGGGTTAGCCTGCGCCTGCAAGAGCGCCGCACTCAGCGCCTCGATCGCCTGCTGGATCGTCAGGCCCGTCGTGCTGATGCCCTTCAGTACGTCGATCTGCTCCTGGTACTTCTCCAGCATCGCGTCGTACTTCGCCAGCGACTTCTCTTCGACAGACAGTTGACTATCGGTGATGTCGGCAAGCGCCTTCAGGTCACCTTGCGTCCCAAGCAGCTCGCGCTGGTAGTCCTGGAACGTGGCGAACATTTCCGGCCCGGCGCCCTTGCTGATGTCGGCGAGCGCCTTGCGGAGCTTTTCGGCATCGGGCAACGGACCGCCCGCCTTGGCGATCGCCAGCGCTGCGCTGATCTCAGCCTTCGCGCTTTCACGGTCGGCTGCGACTTGCTCAGGGCTGCGGATGCTGTCGAACGTATTACGCAGCGCATCCGACAGGCTGCGCAGGTTCGTCACCCGGCTCTGGATCAGGTCACGCTCGCGGCCGACCATCCGCTGAAGCACCGAGAAGGCGCTGTCAACGTTGCCGAGCAGAGTCGAGGCTTGGTCCTTCACCGCTTGAGCGGCTGCAGCCTGCGCCTTGATCGCCTGGATGCTGTCGAACAAAGCACGGTTGCTCTCGTCCAGGGCGTCACGCTGACGGGCCAGGAGCTGCGCCGAGGTCATCGTGAGCTGGTCGTACTCGTCCTGAAGAGCTTTGCGCTGTCCGGCCTTGTCGATCTCCGGGTAGACCTGGGCAAAAGCAGCCTGCAGCTTCATCAGCGCGCCGTACTGCTTCGCGCCGGCCTCGGTAGTCAGGTCAAGCCCAAGCACTACCGCCTTGAACTCTTCCCGCGTATCCACCGCCGACAGGCCCATTGCCGCCAGCTCAGCAGTAACCCGCTTGAGCACCGGAGCATTACGCTCCGCCTCGGTCAGGAAGTTCTGCTGGAAGCCGGCGGTGTTCTGCGCGAATGCCTCCAGACCTCCCGACAACTCGATCAGACGCTCACGCGCCGCAATCGAGTCGACGCCCACCTGGCCGAATACCTTGCTGATGGACTCCAGGGCGGTGTCGATCAGGGCGTAGCTGGTCGCCACGCGCTCCAGGGTTGCGGCGGCGCCCTCGCCTTCCTTGGCAAATTGCCCGATGGACGGCAGCAGTTCCTTCGCGATGGTGTCGCCAACCCCAATGAAGAAGTCGGCGATGGCCTTCTTGTTGGCCTCCTCGTCCTTGCCCAGGGCGATGCTTAGCGATTGCGTACGGGTTTTGAGGGAGTCGGCGTTGATGCCAAGGACCGAGGCGAAGTCAGCTGACGCCAGTTTCAGCGCGTCGTAGGCCGACCCCAACTGCTTAGCCATTGCCTGGTCAACGGCGGTAACGTCGACGCCGCGCTTGTCGCTACGGAAGAAGCCGCCTTCGCGCTTCCAGGCTTGGTCGATAGTCCCGGAGAAACCACCGTCGCCAAAACTGCCGTTGAGCGTGGTGCTCTGGATCTCCTTGGGGCCACGGCCAAAAGCGCTCTTGAACAGGCCCACAGCAGCGCCGATGCCAAGAGCGATCGGCCCGAGGGCGCCAACCACCATTCCTAAGCTCGACGTGATGCCGGCAATAGTCCCAGTGGCCGCAAGAGACCCGGCCGCAGCCAGCGAACCGCCCAGCGTGGTCGCTCCAGTCAGCCAGCCAGCACCCGCAGCGAGCGAGCCGCCAAGGCCGCCGAACCCGAACAACGACCCGGCCGCTGAACCCAGAGCAGAGCCGGTGAAGCTGCCGGCCCCGCTGGAACCCGCCGCAGCCGCAGCCCCGCTAGTGAGGCCAGTCGCAGCAGCACCAACCAGATTGCCGATCGGACTCAAGATCGGGCGCAAGATCAACGTCCTGAACAAGTCTTTCAGGTACTCAGCGGCGCTCTTCCCGCCGCGCATGAGGTTGTCGGTCAGGGATTGGCCGATCTGCTCGGCTGAGCGCTCCCAGTCGCGAACCGCCTGCTCCGCCGCCTTCTTGTTGGCGTCCTTGACTTCGATCTCAGCCAAGGCGGCAGCATTCCGGCGCTTGGCGTCGATGAGGCGCTTAAGCCGGTCAATCTCCTCTAATTCAAGGGTACTGGAAGCCCGCTGCGCGTACTGCTCCTCCAGGCGGGCAAGAGTCATCTGCTCGATCGCAGACTTGGTCATCCCGTAGGTCTGCGCCAGCCCCTCGTTCCGGGAGGCCTCATCTTCAGCAGCCTTGATCTTTTGCTCTGCCGCATCAGCTACAGCCTTGAACGCCTTCTCCAGCTCAGCAGAGCCAGCAGCAGCGCGCTTGTTTGAGGCGATAATTTCCTCTGCCACCGACAGCCGGCGGATCTCGGCCTCGTAGTTAGCCTTATGCGCAGCAGTCAGCTTGATCTTGCCGGATTCAAGCTGCTGATCTAGCGCGACCTGAAGCCGGCTCGATTCGCTCAGTGGCTTCAGGCCATTCGCTTCCTGCTCGGTAGCAGCGATTCGCTCGCGAATCGAGTTGATCAGGCCGGTGTACGCGTCCTGCTCAGATCTGATCGCAGCGGCGCGACTCTTTACAGCGGGGTCTTCCTTATCCTTCCCGATGAACCCCTGAGCGCGGTACGCCGCAACACGCCCCATGAACTTGTCGCCAAACTCGTCTTTGAAAGGTTCAGGCGGGTTGGCTGCATCCTGGATTTCCTTAATTTCCTGCTTGATCTCGTTGACTCGCTGAGTCAGTGCCTCTTTGGACTCGCCGAAAATCCAGCGTCCCAAGAATCCAACAGCTGGCAGGTCCGTTGCAAGGGCTAAGCTGCTCTGCACCTCCTCAAGTTCTTCGCGCAGATTCCGCAGGCGAACCTCTGCCGCCGAAAAGTCGTCAGTGAAGAAGAAGGCACCAGCCGTCTTCAACAATTCCCAGGTGGCAGCGAGCTTCCCCGATTCGGTGTAAGCCTTCTGGATGGCCTCGACTGCATCGTTGAGCCCCGGAAGCATGTCGTTAGCAACCTTGACCTTAAAGCCGTCAAGGGTCGTGTTCAGCTCAGCCAGCTTGTCATTAAACGCATCCGCCTGGCTGACCATCTCCTGGGTCATCCCCGACAGCTCACGGCCCTTCTCTACCATCTCGCCGATAGCATTTCCGCCTTCGGCGAGCAGTGGCGCGGCAGATGCCCACGACTTACCGAGTGCTTCCGCGCCTAGAGCTGCACGAGTCTGTGGATCGTCAATGGCCGCGAAGATATCCGCGAGCTGCTTGAAGGCCTCAATCGGCTCCTTGGCCGTAATCCCGAGCGCGCGGAACTTCTCGGCATCCTTGCCGATGTTGACCGACAGCTTGTTGATCGCATCAGCGATGCCGTTAAGATCTCCGCCCGACTGCTCTGCGGCAAGCTTTAGCCCGGCCAGATCCTCAACCGCAATACCGGTGGACTTGCTCAAGTCCCCAAGTTCGTCAGCAGCATCAACCGCGCCCTTAATCATGGATGCGAACCACGTTCCACCGGCAACCGCAGCAGCGCCCACTGCGAGCAAGCCAACCTTCAACTTGCTGAAGCGGCCCTCGACTCCGCCCGCTGCCTCTTCTGCGGCGCGTAGTTGTTCGATCATCGGGCGCGCGGAATCGGCCACCCCAAGCTGAGCGGCCCGCAGTTCCAGCAACTGCGATGCAGATTTTCCGAGTGCCTCCGTTCGGGTGCGCAGGCTATCGAGGAACCGAGTGCTTTCGTCTAGCTTCCGTTGAGCCTCGGCCGCTTGCTCGGCCTTGCGGCGTGCATCGTCTAAAGCGTTAAGGTATGGCTTCAGACGCTCGGGATTGATGCCCCTGGCATTCGCCATAGTGGCGAACCACTCCGCAGTCCCGCGTTTGCCGGCCTCGATCCGAAGAGTAGTCTGCTGAATCTGGTCCGAAAGATTCTTGAAGCTCCGGTCGTTGCGGCCCAAGCTCTCGATGTTCTTTCCGGTGCCCTGGGCTGCAACCTCAACCTTGCGCAGCCCGGCCTCAACCTGCTCAGTATCAGCGACGACACGAATTGTTGCGGTGTTGACGATCTCGGCCATGCGGAGCCCATAAAAAAAGCCCGCACAGTGGCGGGCCTATTAACAAAAAACCCGCACTCGGCGGGTTCGGTTTACTTTGTCAAGCCATCAAGGGCTTTCGTTACTATGTAAGGTATCACTACTATTCCAAGCGCCATTGCAGCCCCGGCAGCTTGTTGCGGCGCACCCCTAGCGACAATAGCGGTAGCTGCCAGCACGAAACTAGCCAGCAGCCCCGCCGCCGCAGTGATGACCCAGCAAATTTTGATGATGTGTTTCATCGCCCCTCCTTGTGAAGAGGCAATATTACACCATCAGATTGTGCAGCCCTTATGGACTAATCGCTTCGCGACAAGATAAATTTCATGAGCCTTCTCCGGAGTTTCGTAACATCCAAGATCCACAACCCGCCCATCAGTCTGAATTTTTGCTCTCCATTTGCCCTGATGGAAATGCACCCCGAGATAGCCAGCTCTGTTTTGAGCGTTTGGCTTATGCTTATTCTCGTTGTTGAGCTTAGCCGTTGCTTCTCGCAGGTTACAGATGCGGTTGTCGCTCTTGTTCCCATTTATGTGATCAAGGTATTTCGTCGGCCAAGTGCCATGCACATATAACCATGCGACACGATGCGCAAGGTAACGCTGTCTATCAATCCCTACGCGCGCGTACCCCTTGAGCTGACCGTGTTGGACAATAAAGTCCGCCCTACTACCAACCTGGTGGCGCTGAGCTAGTCGCACTTTGCGAGTGAAAATACCGGTCTCAGGGTCATAATCAAGGAGCTCTCGCACTCGTTCAGCAGTCGGGAACATTACCATGGCTCCCCATTTTTGAAGCTCGGGCAATCTTTCTCGCGATGCCTCCATCCAGGGAGCTGTGTACTGAAACTCAACCTAGAAAGTCCTTGCGGCTCTCGTCCGAATAGCGCCCCCGCACCGGCGTCGCGCTGATAGTTGCCGAACTCTTCGATCATCTTCTCCAGTCGCTCCGCCCAGACGCCGAGGCGCTTATTCGTCATGAGCATAAAGACCAGTTGCTGGCGCATTGCAAGGATACGAACTCGCGCGCCTGTTACATCATGACCATCGCGCTCCAGGTGCTCCAGTAGGTCAAGCTCAGGAGTCGGGTTCTTCGGGTCCGTCAATCCGCTCAGCCCAAACTGCGCCTGATTATCAAATACGTCACCGGTTGCCGGAGGCTTGCAGGAATCGAGCGGGTAGTAATAACGGCACTGCTTCGCAGGCTTATGCTTGGGGGCCTCGTTGTCAAGAATATCCAAGACCCACACCCGGAACGCCTTCGCCACCGGAGTACGCGCAAACATCGCGAGCAAGTGAGCACCGCGCAAACTGAAAAATCGTACCGCCTGCTTCCCGCCTGCGGTCGCGACGCGGAACAGCTTCGTCATCGAATCCGTGAACTCGTCGGAGCGCAACCGATACAGCGTCGTTACTGCCTTCTCCGGGTTCGCGTACTCCAGCGCGCGCCCGATCTCAAGGCTAGACATCCATACTTGGCCTTCCCGATTTATGACCTTGATCTCATGCGCGCCGAACGTCAGCGCATGTTGCATCTTGGTAGTGACTGCTGTAGCATTCATGTCAGTTCCTTTTAGTTGGAATCTAAAACCCCGAGCCCATCCGCCAAGATCGCTCGGGGTTTTTCTTTACTGCTGCGCTGTTTTAGAACCCGCAGCGGTGCGCGCTTCGTTGAACATTTTGTTGATCAACCAGTTGACCGAGCGCTCTTGCGCCTCAGCCGCCCGTTTGAGCCAGTCCCGGTTCTCCTTGGATGTGCGCACTTGAATTTGGGCGTCTTGATTCACTTCTGACCTCCTTTCTCAATCGATGAGGCCAGTGTACTAGCACTTTGCGATCATCGCAAGTACGTATCATTGAAAAGATCGCACTTGGCTAGTATCGTCGCGTTATGACCACAAAGCCTCCTAGTCGTACCGCTGATCAATTCGTTTTGCGTCTGCCTGACGGCATGCGTGATCGTATTGCTGAAGCAGCGAAAGCGAGCAACCGGAGCATGAATGCAGAGATCGTTGCTCGGCTATCGGACTCCCTTTCCCGTCAACCAGCCTTGACCGGGAATCGCGTTGACCTGCGTGCTTTGGTGGTGGAAGAGATAGAGAACTACCTCAACCCCGGCGGCAAGGTTCTGCTGGAGCTGCTCAAGAATCTCGACAAGGGTCCCTCAGAGCCCGAGGACCCCTCGGTTAAGGGTACCTAGTTTCTAGGTACCCTTTATAGGAAGGAGGTATCGAATCGATACCCCCCCCTGGAAAGGGGTGGTTGATTCGACCACTCCTTACTTCAACCACTGGAACAGTTCGAGGGCTGCCGCCTCCATAACGGCCAGATCCGGCAGAACCTCATCCCACTTGCTGCGCGGGATCCCGGCCATCCGGAAGGCAATTGGGACCGAGTTGTAATCCAGCCCCACGGGCGCGGCGCGCTCCATTCCGTTGGGCCGATACCTCCATTGCGTCGCCATTGAGTTGTAAGCCTTGTACGCCAGCAGGTTGTCGGCCCATACCTCGATCGACGTTGCCACTTCCTCGCGCCTGAGCCCAGCAACCTCCAACTCCTCATCGGTCGGCTCCGAAGCGTAAATGGCAGCGACAACGTCCCTTAGTTTTTTACGCGGGCACCCGTCTGTTCCTGGATGTAGACATCAAGGATTGCACGCGGCGCGCCAATGTAGAGCTGCGCCAGCCTCTCGACGCTCGCGCGGTCGAAAGCCTCGTCCAGGTCCCAGCCGGAAGCGATATCGAGGATCATGTCCACGTCCTCGGCATCCTTGAGCGTGTCGATCAATTCCTTGAAGTTATCGCGCTCGCGATACTTGAAGATGAACTCGACTTCCGAGGTACGGCCACCCGGGACCGGGATGTGGACGGTTGCCTTGAAGGTCGGGGAGACCACGAGGGAAAGTTTCTTTGCCATGTTGTGCTTTCAGATAGAGTAAAAAGACCGGTGGGCGCGTAACCACCGGCGGAAAGACCGGCCCCGAAGAGCCGGCCGGCAAAAGCGATTAGTAGCGGACGACCTTGTTTTGCAGCGAGAAGGTAGCCTTCACCGCCATGACATTGCCCTTAGCCAGGCTGGGCGACTCGTTGTACGAGCAGTAGCCGGCGTACAGGAGGGTGCCACCACCGCCCGGCAGGACGCCTTTCAGCGCGGTCAGCTTCACGCCGTCCGAGATCGCGCGGAGAGCCGGGTGGTGCGCCTTGGTCGGCTCGTCGATGAGGGTCAGCGTCACGCTGGTGGCGGTGAAGCCATCGGGCAGCATGATCGGCATGTCGCTGTCGAGGATGTTCACCTCGACGGTCTTGCCGTCGCCGCCCGCGATGTCGGCCTGAACCACACCAGTGACCGGCACCCAGGTCGTGATCTTGCGGACCGAGCCGACGCCCGAGCCGGGCACGAAGATGGTCGTGTCGGTGGTGTCCAGACCTTCGAGCACGAAGTTGGTGCCGGTCGGGGACTTGACGCGGAAGACGCGGCCGTTGGCTTTACTCCAGCCGCCGGTGTACTCCACGAAGTCGCCGGCGGCGAAGGTGTTGGTTGCGGTGCAGACGGCTTCGGCTGCATTGGACGCAGCGGTGACGCTCACCGACGTAGCGAACACGGTTGCGACAGCAAACGCGATGTTGTTAGGCAGTTGCATGTGGGCCTTTCAGATATAAAAAAAGCCCGATAACGGGCCAAAAAAAACCGCCTTTCGGCGGTCGGTTCGGGTACTAGCAGAACAGGTAGAACTCTTGTCTCGTCCCTCGGTAGGAGGTTTCTTCATCGACCAACGACAGCCGCCCGGTCAGCACCGTGGGCTGCAGATCCGTAGCAGCACGTATCGCTGCCTCGATATCAGCGCCGAGCTGCGACACCTCCAAGCGGCCCTCTGCCCAAGCCGAGACCTGTACGCGGACTTGCTGCTTTTCGGGCGCCTCGCCCGTCAGGGTGTTGAACGGATCGCCACCTACAACCTGGTAGACGACGTACGGCAACTTCGTGCCAGCCTTGGCGAAATCCGGGAATACCTTCCCCGGCAACAGCGGGCTAAGCACTTCGTAAAGGCGGGCCTCTGCGGTCATTTGCTATTCCTTGCTATCTGCTCGGCCAAGGTCTTCGTCATCGCGTCGACAGCATCCCGCTTGCGGCTCTCATAAGCAGGTCGCATGAATGGGTATGCTGGCGCACTAGCGGTTCCGTATTCCAGCGCCGCGGCCGCGCGATGGGCCTTCCAGCCGATCTTTCGGCCAGTCCGCTCGCTCACCTTCTTATTCCGTGGGACGAACTTGTGGCCGTACTCAATCCAACGCCAGTAATACGCACCGTCGCCGATGTACCTGCCGTTGCGCACAGTGACCAGATAGACTTGACGCCGACCGCCGTCCGATTCCTCTTCCAGCCGTTTGACGATGATGCTGTCGTACAGCAGGCCGGTCTTCTTGTGCGCGAGCGAATTCTCCTTGGCCTGATCTCGGAAGATTTGAGCGCCGGCGAAGCCTGTCGCGCGCAGCGTCTCTTCGCCTACCGAATCACGCACCCGGTCAGTTAGTTCCTTGACGGAGGCGGCTAGATCGCCGGTATCAAAGGAAATCATCCGGCCGCCTCGCAAACCAAAAAGGCGAACCGCGTATCCTGCGAGTCCGGCAAGATCGCCTTGATGTTGTATTCGACGCCCTTGTGCGCGGCTCGCATGTCGGTCGACAGGTCGGAGCGCTTGCGGATGCGGATCGACACCTTAACAATGCTGGTCTCGGCGTTGGCGCGGATTGCCTCGGCTCCGGACTGAAATCTGCAGTTGCCCCACACGGTCGCGAAGTCCGGCCAGTCCTCGACCGGCTGCCCAATAGAGTCCTCCCCCGCGACGCGCTGCCGCAGGGTGATTCGGTCGGTCATCGGCATCAGAACACCTTTAGTCCATCAAGGAGTCGCTCGGCGTGCGGACTCTCTTCCTTCTCGAGTAGCTTCTCCTGCACCCGGACGAGGATGAAGTCTTGCGCTTCGGGCGGTACGGCCGCGTGAGTCGGCCCGTAGCCCGCCACGTACTGCACCTCGACGGCGTTGATGTGCGCTGCCGTGGCCGGCCAGGCTCGCCCTGGAGCCGGGACGATAAAGCCCGGCTCGCTCGCCTTGTCGACCATGTAGTCCTGCGGGTCCAGGGTCTGGAGAACCCCGTTGGTGTCGTAGAAGTTCACGTGGTCGACCTGCACGATGGGCGGGTGATCGAGACGGATAGAATCGGGAAAGTGGTCGAGCGTGACCATCCAAGTCTGGTTGATGAAGGATCGACCGGTCAGATGCTCCGCAGTTCGAGTTGCCGACTTAACAGCCAGTTCGATTTCGCCGTCGAGGTCCGTCCCGTCCACCCTGGCCGACGCGCGGGCGAGGTCCATCGACACCGCCAGCGCTGCCGGCGGCACGATCAGTTTTGTCGTCATCGGTGGTTCCTCTGTGTTACGAAGGGGCGGCAGCCGCATTCATGCCGCTTAGGCACGTAGCCGGCACCGGCAGGGGCCCGGGCGTAGGTGTTCTGGGTGACGGTAACAGCGCCAGTGCTGCACATTGAGGCCTGGGCGCAATCAGCTCCGATCAGGTTGATCGTCTTCGGCGCCGGGATAACTGTCACCGCACCTGAACTGCTGGTGGACGATTGCGAGCAGGGCGAGCCCACCAGGTTGATTACCGCCGCGCCAGGCGTAACCGTTACCGCACCAGTGCTGCTCGTGCTCGCCTGCGAACAGTTCGCGCCAATCAGGTTGATGACACTGCCGGCCAACTCCGACTGCCCGTTGGCGCCGATCGGCTCTTCCGCGATTGACGAGAACCCGAGCATAGATCAGCCCAATGCAGTGAATCCGGCCGGCGGGGATGCCGGGTTCGGGTTGAGTGTGAAGGCATAGCCATTGCCCTCCGAAGAGACCATCGGGAACAGCGTCCCGGCAGGCAGGCTAGTGAAAGCTGCCTGTGTCTGCTTGGTGCCGTTCTTGTAGAACTCGACCGTGCGCGCGTCCACGTCCAGCGCAACGCCGAGAACGTCGCCCGCGGCGAAGGACAGGATCACGGTGCCCCCGACGTTGTTACGGTAGGTTGTACCGTTCGAGTACCAGCCGATACCGTTCGCGTCGGCACCGACGAAGCCGCCCGACAGTGCCGCCGAGGACGTTCCGACGCCGATCACAGCGCGGTTGGAACCGGTGTAGGTCACTTCCCAATACCATTTTCCGGACGACTTGCCTGCGCTCGCGCGGACCGAACTCCAGGCGACAGCGCCCGAGTTGGTAGCCGTCAGGTTGCCGTTCGACAGTGACCACGTGGTGTGCTTGTCGGTTGGGCTCCAGGTGGTCCCGCTTGACGCAGCGGCGGGGGTGACGTTGTTGGAGGCCGCCGACTCAGCGCCAGTGCCGACGCTGTTTGTCGCCTTGACCTTCGCGTAGACCGCTGTGCCGTTAACAGCGGTGACGGCGATCGGGCTGGATGCCCCGCTGGCGGAGCCCGCAGCGGTGTTATCCGACACCTTGTACAGGGTCGCGGTGTAGCTGGTGATCGCCGCGCCACCATTCGACGCCGGAGCAGTGAATGCGACGCTAACCGTGCCGTCACCTGCCGTTGCAGTCCCGATAGTGGGCGCGCCCGGCACAGTAGCCGCAGCAGTTGCGGCATATGCTGCGCTCGCACCGGCAATCGTGGGAGTGCCGCTTGCGCTCGCCGTGATGCTGCCGCTGCCAGCCGCTGACGGAGTAAATGTGGGTGCTGCGGTCGGCGTACTGGCGTTCAACGTGACCGGGTTCGCGCTCCAGGTGCCCGCCACAGGCGCAACCAGAGTCACCGACTGCGACTGCGATCCGGTAAGCGGCGAATCCGTCCCCACGGTGACAGTGACAGGCGAACCAACCACCGTTGACGCCGAACTGAGGCCTATAACCAGAGTGGTCGCGCTTAAGTCCACCCCAGGGTTGTAGAGCGCAGAGCGCACCGCCAAAGCCATTCGCCCGCCTAAGATACGAGCGCCCTGCGCGGTATAGTGCCAGGTGTCCGCCCTCTGACCGGTCGGGCCGGCAGCAAACGCGCACTTGCTAACCTCGTTAGCAACCTGCTTGTGTGCCAGGTCGATTGGGCCGTAGCCCGAGAAAGAAGAGATGACCTCGGGGCACATTCCGCCGATGACGAACCAAGCGTTCGATGCCCCGGTGATGCGCGAACGGAACCCGGCGATCAGCGCCTTGAGTGCTGCCGCGTAGGCCACTTGGGTGATGTTGTTGTCGCCGTCCGATTCACCCTGCACCCAGATTGCGCCCACGACACGGCTGTTAGGGAACAACGCCTGCGCCGCCGTAACCGCCAGGTTAGCCTGGGTGATCGTATTCTCGTAGAGTGCGCCACCTGGGTTGCCAGGCGCCCACGCGGCAGGCGTATAGCCGTTGACGCCAGGGTGCACCAGCGAGGTTCCACCATGCGCCAGTGGAAGCAGCAAAATCTGTCGGTTGGCAGGGACGGTGCTTGCATACGCGCGCGCGAATGCCGTAGCCGGCCCCACCTTAGCCGTTGCCACGCCCTCTTCCATGTGGAGCGGGTCAGCGCCTGAGAAGATCGTCCGGTAGCGGGATTGGCCGGTGGCGCAGCCGTACTGCCACACGCGGGCGTCCGCTATGTCGATCAGTGAGTCCAGCGTGCCGCGCCCGGCCATGTTCGACTGGCCGACACACAGGATAATGTCGAATCCGGCATCGTCCGGATCCACCATGCCCGAGCGGATCATGGCGGCAGTGACGACACACGAAACCGACTTCGATCCGGCCGCGAGGATAACATCAGCGCCGGCCGCCGAGCTGTCGATAATCCGGGTGCGGGTCAGGGTCGTTGCATCAGTGAGGGTGTAGTAACCCTCCAACCACGCACCGGCCGAGTCCGGGCCCACCTTGACGGGGATGCTGGCGACGCCGACGCCCAGGCCGGACGCGAACGAGCGGAAACCGGTCGCCGCACCAGCAAGCGTAATGGCTGCGGTGCTGGTCGACGTAGTGGTCTCTTTGATGAGGTCGGCGATGTTCATGTATTAGGTCGGCTGGAGAGCGGTATAGGTCAGTGCGGGGAAATTCACGGTATCTCCGGCGGCCACGGCGGTTTCGCCGGTCTCGTCGGTCACCCACAGCACTTTCGAGGAGCCATCGGTATGCGCGATGTGGCTGTCACCGACATCGCCGGCCGCCGAGGCTGTCGCGCTCTTGGTGGCATTGGTCACCACCCGGTTGCTGCCGGAGCTGGAGATCGTGTAATCCGCGCTTGTCATCGTGGCGGAGGCGACTGCATTACCAACGACCGTCGCATAGCTGTCGCCCAGGGTGTACGCCTTCAGCAAGAGCATGCGCGTCGCGCCGTTCTTGATAGCGTTCAGGCCGCCATCCAAGACATCCTGATGCACCCACTTAGCCATGCTTTACCTCTTTCATTGTTCAGCAAGCCGCTGACGCACATACGCCAGTAGCTCGTCGTCGGCCTTGCCGACTATCTCTTCAGGGAAGATCGTCACCGTGCGCTTACTTGACACGATGGCAACGTAGACGACGCCAGGAGCCGTCGCCTCGGCGCGCACATTCGCGAGCCAGGCGGACTCCTCGGGGGTCATGGTTGTTTCTTGGCGCGCGCAGGTTTTGCGGGCGCCGGGTCGTCTGCACG